CGCATACCCAGATCGAGCCCCGCTAGGACCAACGGGATTCGATTTCATGCCCTTTTTCTTTTTCTTCTGCGCACGAGCGTGAGGCGCAGGACGAGCTTGCTTCTTGAATTGAGCAGCTCTGGACGACTTGGCACGAGCCTTAGCCGCCTTGGATTTGGTCATCTCTCTTTTCACCCGTAACAGGATGAAACTTCAGCGGAAGCCAAGAAGAGAGACTTAGGCGCCGATCATACAATCGGTTGCCTCTTCGACGTTGTTAAACAGTCGGTCAAGCGGTTTCCCGCCATCGTCCTTGGATTCCCACCCAGTGACGATGCCCTGGAAATATGCTGCAGGCGATATTTCTCAGGGTTGAAACGAGCAAGGAGAGAGTGCAACTCTCCAAACTTGTCGTGGAACGCATATTCGCAACACAGCGATTGTAGCGCACTACCACGATTCTCCAGCAAGCTGGAGGACGATTTGGCAACCTTAGACTCAGGGTTGCACAATTCGTGAGTGTTCTTAACCCAATTCAAGGGCACCGGAACGAACACACCGGAGGGCAATTCACGGAACTCCGTCGAACAGAAATTCTGATCCTTAAACTCTCCCACCTTACTTTCAACAGTGAAGGTGACTCCGTACTTTTTCTTGATCCGAGCTACGAAGGCTTCTGGGTCGGGCAACCTGTCTTGAACAGTGTCGTCCCCCATCGCAATGATGTCGCTGACTCGAGAGTCACGACCTTCCTCGATATCGTCGAGAACACGAAGAAGAACCACGACCTTGCAATTCGTGGATATCGTAGTGAATCTGCCAGATGGCTGGATGCACTTGTGTGTCTTCTTACAAACAACTCCGTTCGAGAACACGAAGCTGCCGTAAAGCACACTCTCCTCTCGGGCCAGACTGAGCTGCTGCCAGAGGAGGAACGAGGAACTGTAGGGGTTGACACACAATCTCTCATTGAGCACCCGCACTGCAGCGAGGGCCCACCCGGGGCAAGAAATGTCAAAGCTCTTCGCGTCGAAGCTAATCCACTGCTTGCTACCGTTGCTGTACTTGCGTACCATACGATCCACCCCCCCATACTTGAAGGAGTAGCCGGGCTTGCTCGGGATGTCAGCGCAGTTGGCTATCTCTGCGTCGCACACCGGCGTGTAGAGCATCCTATCGATGATCTGATCGATCAACGAGACGCCCCAGATGATTCTCCACCTCTT